CCGTTGTCGATGTGGAGCGAGGACGAGCTGGAAGACGAGCTGCGGCAGCGGCTGATGGAGACGGCGATCACGCTCAAGGCCCTGCCCGTGGAGGTGGTACGTGAAGAAGCACCCGCGCCGGATCCCGGACCCGCCTAAGCCCCCTGTCGTCCCGGGCGTCACGCAGCACGCCCTGGGTCACCTCAAGGAGGTGCAGGCTGAGCTGAAGAGCCGGCGGATTGAAGCGCTCCGGCTGTACGAGCCGATGCCGCTTCAGCAGGAGATGCACGCCTGCCTGGCGTCCGAGCGGATCGTCCTCGGAGGCAATCGATCAGGCAAGAGTCTTAGCACGTTTGTGGAAGACGCCCGGGCCCTGACTGGCACGGATCCGTACAACAAGTACCCCAAGCAGGACGGCCACCTAGTCATCATCGGCCGCAACTGGCCCCACATCGGATTGGTCGCCTATCCGATGCTATTCAAGGCCGGTGCCTTCAAGATCATCAAAGACCTGGAGACCGGTGCGTGGCGGGCTTACCGCCCCGCCACAGACGCCGATCGCCTGACTGAAGCCAAGCCCGCTCCGCCCCTGGTGCCGCCGCGGCTGGTGAGCGAGGTGTCATGGGTGCTGAAGAACGCCGGCTATTGCCAGCGAGTGGTGCTGACGAATGGATGGACCGTCCACTTCTTTTCATCGGAAGGCGAGCCGCCCCAGGGGTTTCAGGCCGACTTGGTGCATCTTTGACGAGGACATCTCTAACCCCTCTTGGGTGGGGGAGATGCAGGCGCGCCTGGCTGACCGTAAAGGCCGGCTGCTGTGGTCGGCCATGCCACATTCTAAGAACGACGCCCTCCTTGGTTTGTGCGAACGTGCCGACAAGGAGGTGGAAGACGGCAAGGAGCCGCGGACGATCCAGAAGTTCGTCCTGCGGTTTCTTGATAACGACCACATTGATAAGGCCGAAAAGGAGAAGAACATCTCCCGTTGGTCGGCACTTGGCATTGACGAGCTGCGCATGCGTGCAGAGGGCGAGTTCACGCAGGACTCAATCCTCATGTACCCCAGCTTTAACACGGCCGTGCATACGCTGCCGCGTGCCGAGCTGCCGGATGGCCTGATCCCTCCAGAGTGGACGCGGTACGTGGCGATCGACCCTGGGCATACGGTCATGGCGTGCGTGTTCGGTGCCGTGCCGCCGGACGAGCGGTTCCTGCTGATCTATGACGAGCTGTACCTGCGGAACGCCAACGCCTTGATCTGGGGCGAGGCGTTTGCGTCCAAGTGCAACGGTCAGCACTTTTACGCCTTCATCATGGACATGCACGGAGGTACACTTAGGGACCTTGGCTCCGGCCGGCTGCCGTGCGACCTGTACTCCGAGCAACTGCGGGAGCGAGGCGTCCGGGCACAAATGTCAGGGCACCAGTTCATACCCGGCTCAGACGACATCCAGGCCAGAACGTCCCTCGTTCGCCAGATGCTGCACATCCGCGGAGACGGCTCAACGCAGCTGAGGTTCCTGGAGGGTGCCGTGCCTGAGCTGTACCGGGAACTGAAGCGGTACAAGAAGAAAGTGGTGCAGTCCAACTCTGGGCCGTTCATCACCGACATGCCAAACACGCGCGGAGAAGTCCACGCCGTTCAGTGCTTCGATGCCGAAACTGAGGTGCTGACCGAGAGTGGCTGGATGCTCTTCCGGGATGTGCCTGACGCATTGCGAGTGGCGACCGTCAATTTGGGAAATAGCATGCTGGAGTACCAGCATTTCACGCATCGCATCGAAAAGCCGCACGCTGGCGAAATGGTCCGCGTGCAGTCTGCCCGCGTGGATATGCATGTGACTCCGGACCACCGCATGGTCACGGTTGGAAGGGACGGCGGCTACCGCATCCGAGAGGCCGGTGACTTACGGATCACGGATCGCTTTACGAATCACTGCCTTTGGGGCGGCGTCCGACGTGACGCTCCTGTGCTGCTGCCTGGCGTGGCTGGCGGCAAGAAGGAGTTTGAGAAGGAGATCGACCCGCATGTTTGGGCGGAGTTCTTGGGCTGGTTCCTGTCGGAAGGCTACGTAGACAAGACCCCACGTTGCCCGGGCAGCGGCTACCGCGTAGTGATAGCGCAAACCAAGCCCCAGTCCAGGGCGTTTCTGGAAGCGAACCTGCGTCAGTTGCCTTTCCGGTGGGTGCCCACTCCGGAAGGATTTCAGGCTTCCAGCAAGCAGCTGTGGCAGTCTCTCATTGAGTTTGGCGGGGCCCGGGACAAATACGTGCCGCAATGGATCCTGGACTCGGACGCCAGCATCCTCCGGTCATTTATGGACGGAGCGTTGGACGGGGACGGGTGGACGAGCAAGCAGACCCATCTGCCGCGGTATGGATCATGCAGCAAGCGACTGGCCGATGGCGTTCAGGAAATCATGCTGAAACTGGGCATGTCGCCGTCCATGTACACGCAGCCAGCCGGAGTTGACGTGATCCGCGGGCGAGAGAGCAAGACGCGGGAGTTCTACCGGCTGTATGCCTGCCGGCAGCGCCCTATCAGCCTGCGAGACGCCTACGGCACGCCGTCGTTCTCTCCAAGTTATTACGAGGGCGCCGTCTACTGTCTTTCGGTGCCCAACACAACCTTGATCGTTCGCAGGGGTGGCATGCCCGTCATCGCCGGCAATTGCCTGGAGTACCTCTGTGCGTATGAGCCTCGTTATCACCAGCCACCAGCCAGGCCCGGCCCGGAGCCCTGGTACGTCAAGTGGCGGGCTGAGCGTTTGAAGCGACAGGGCGACGACGGAAAGGGATATGTATGCCTGGGACCGCAGAAGAAAAGCTGAACTGGACTCCGCCGGCCGTGGGCCTGGGGGACACCGTCCTGTACCACAGCCATGAGGGTGCCGAGCCCGCGATGGCGTTTGTCATCAAAGTCGGCAAGGACACCCTGACGCTCTGGGCCCTTTCGCCCGGGTACGGTGGCGTGGAGAAGCCGAGCGTCCGGCACAAGGACGACCCCCGCCTGGAGGACAGCGTGGAGTGGCGAAAGTTCGGAGTCTGGGCACATACGCCGCGGGATCCGCGTGTCGCCCAGCTTTCCGAGCGGGTTTCGCTCCTGGAGCAGCGAATCCGGGGCAATAAGCAGTAGCCCAGGATTCCGCCATGCAAGAACATCCGCTCCGGCCAATTGTCCAAAACTGGCTGGACAAGATTGAACTGGCCCGGGAACACAAGCGGCCATTTCAGGAAGACGCCGACGAGGCGATGCAGTTCTACGATGGCGAAAACGCCTGGATGTTCCGCAATGACTACACGCGGGGCGTAAAGGGGTTCGTCAAGGGACTGGCACCACCCGCCTTCCGCATGACTATTAACCGCGTCTGGGAGGCCGTCAGGCTCTTCGGCGCGGTTATCCACCACCGCAACCCGGTGCGGAACGTGACGGCTCGCCAGTACCCCATGGTGAGCCCGCAGATGCTGGGCATCTTCCCGCAGCCACCCGTGCCACAGATGGGGCCGGATGGCCAGCCAGTCATGGGGCCGGACGGCCAGCCGGTGATGATGCCGGACCCCGGCCAGATGATGTACCAGCAGCTGGTGCAGCAGACGCAGTTCCTGTCCGAGAAGCGTCAGGTGGTGGCGAAGCTGCTGGAAGACTACCTGAACTACACGCCAAACGAGCTGCACCTGAAGGACCACTCACGCAAGGTTGTGGACGAGGCTCTGATCAAGGGGGCGGGCTGTTGGTTCACCGAGCTGTACCAGTTCCCTGGGTCTGACCTGCGGGTGGCCGGCTCGTTCTATGAGTCATTTGACAACGTCCTGTGGGATCCGGACGCCGACGACCAGGCCGACATCCGCTGGATCGCCCGCCGTCGCACGCACTCGCGGGACTTTGTGGCCCAGAGGTTCGGCATCCCGCCTGAGGACCTGAAGGGCACCAGCGAGAGCTACGAGTCCCGCAGCAGACGCCGTGAGGTGGGCTACGAGAACAAGAAGAAGAACGGCAAAACCAACGACCTTGTCACGTACTGGGAAATCTACAGCAAGACTGGCTTCGGTGATCGCCTCAAGGACGCGGACGAGAAGCTCAAGGGCAAGTTCGACGCCCTTGGCGACTTCTGCTACATCGTCGTCTGTGATGGCGTGCCGTACCCACTGAACATACCGCCGGACATTCTTGGCGACG